GATCTTGCCTTCTAGATCTTCTGGGATCTTATCTACCGCTTTATCAATAATGTTGATAGCAATAGGGAGTAAAAATTTAGTCATGATTAAGACGTATATACTATATTATATAGCGAGTTCCTCTTCCCATTTTTCTATAGTAATACCCTTTGCCCACTCTAATTGTGATAATGAGTAATCTAATATAACTACAATCCTATCTTTCAAACCATGATGTTGTGCCCAATGCTTATCGTTATCATGAAAAGCAAATGGTTCTCCTACTACCCATGTTCTCTTCCTACCTCTTACACTTAACCATGCACATGCATCTGTAACTATAGGAAAATGTAAACGTAAAGAATCTATATCACCGTTGTGTGGATTGATTTTTGTGCCTGGCGATAGTTTACTTATAGTGCATGACTTAAGTAACTCACAATCTACATCTTCTTTTATAGCACTATAGAATGTAGGACATAGTTCCCGCATACTATCAGTAAGTTTTGGCAGAATTTCCTGCACTTTTTCTACTGTAGTATTAAACAACTCAACGAATGATACCATTTCGCTGAGTTCAAAGTCTTCTTCTGTTGCTGTAGTTCCTACTACGTTGAGTGGCATAGGAATTACCTTCCAGTCACCCTCCCATAGTTGCACTCTACCTAGATTTCTATCTTCTACCCACTGATCCAATACCCACTCTGATAGTATAGGTTGATTGACCTCTACAAACTTTACTATCTCTGGTATTATTTCTTTATACTGTTCCTTTAAATTCTTGTAAGAAGACAGACTACTGATCGCGTCCTCTTGCCAAATTTTCCTCACTTCCGCATCCCCATTTAATTTGATAATAACAACTGCCTAGTAACATATCGTAGGCATTAATATATTCTTCTTTTTCTTTATACAACCAACACTGTAGACTTCCATACTGTGCTTTAGGTACGTTTTTATCGAACCACCAGTCATATGGAGTGAACTTATCAGATGCTTTATATGTCATGGGCACTCTTTAGTTCCGTGTATGGGACAGTCTACACCACCTTTGCTTTCATTGCAAGCTTCCTTAACCTTTTGTTTCGGAACCTTCGGCATTTTCTTTTCTCCTTCTCTCTTCATCCCGTCTGGATCATCCAGTTCTGGCATGATCTCAACAGAACTGCTTGCTACTTTTTTTCAGCAATCTTTCTCCACTCAGAGAATTCCTTGACACAGTTAGGAACTTTCTTCCCACCTTTCATTTTAGTTCCCTTTGCTTTATAACCTGTCCAACATGTAGATGCACCGACATTCTTACGTGCTTGTGCCATGCTCTCAGTCTCTACCTCTACCTCTTCTTTCTTAGCAGTCTTTGCTGCCTTCTTGAAAGCATCCTTAGCAGGATAGTCCTTATCGCCAGGTTTTGCAGGAGATTCTCCTCTTGCTCTCTTAGCATGGATGTTAGCATAGAGACCTTTCTTTGCCTCTTCTACTGAAGCGGGTGTAGTATCTTCCACTTCATGCTCAATAACTTTACCATCAGCATCTTTCTGGTGATGCTCTTTTGCTACTGCCTTAGAGATTGCCTTTCTCTTCTTGTGTAGATACTTGTCACTGCTATCTACATCACCATCGTTGTCAACATCCTTATCTTTTCTGTTAGCAAACTTCTTTTTAACAGCAACAGGGTTGACTGGATCTAAATTTTTCTCTGCTATCTCGTTCTTCTCGTCATTAATTACATGCTCGTGCATCTCACTTACAAGTATGTTTAGTGTAGGAACTGGAACGTCTTGCTCTAGTCCATGCTCAAACATAACATCGTAATGTGTGATGTTACCTTCTTCATCGAGTGTATGTTGCTCTTTTAAGCAGTTGCCCTTACCCCATTCTGTATGCTCTACCTTTGTAGCACATGAATGTTGTACCTTTTTGATGGTTGGTTTGCCTTTACCGCCCTCTGGTTCCGCAAGTTTCATGCCAGGTGCGTCACCGCCACCGACACCTTGTGCACCAAGACCTTTTACGTCTGTGTTGCCTATCTTAGCAGAGTAATCGTATCTCCAAGTCTCTTTCATAGACTTGAATTTAGGGTTTAGCATAGTCTCAGCAGCTACCTGTGCTAGACTTTTAGACTCGTGTTTATCCATCTTATTTGTAGGGTGTTTGCTTGGTATAACCTCTGGCACCTTGACGGTGTTCTTAGGTTTTTGAACCTTTTGACCAGGTGTAATAGACATTACATACTCTCGATATGCATCAGTTCCAATCTCAAAAACTTCCTTTATGTCTGTGATCCAACTGCGGAACTTTGTGTTCTCTGCTGTAAGACATAATACGTAGTTAGGACCTCTGCGGTGTATTTTACCAACCTGTCCTTGCTCAGTAAGAACCCACTCACCTTTTTTATATACTTCGTTCTTATAGAACTTGTCTCTGGTGATGTTTGCTTCCGCAACTTTGGATTTCTTGGTGAAGTCTGAAAGACTTTTCATGAATATAGATGTACATATCAAAGTTATTTATAAACCCATTCCCTTTCTAACTTCTTTCATAAGTTCTAACTTCTGTTTTGATGATAATGAGTCTGGTATTCCTGCCATAAAATCAGAAGTTTTTACATCCTTTGCTGCTTTTCTCATTTTAGATGCGGACATTCCAGATGCACCTTCCGCGTCTGGATCTCTTTCTCCTGCAGATACTATTTCTATACTATTAAATGAGTAATCATCCTTTCTATTGTTCTTTTCTAAGAAACCAAACTGACCTAACCTATCAGAACCAACCACAAATACCACATCACTATACCCTTTCATCATAAGATGTTTCATAACATCTACAGGAGTTCTGCAGCATGCTTTATCATCTATATGATCAGCGTATTGTGGGAACATCATCTTCATATACTTTGTTTTAACATCATATGGTAGAGGATTATCCTTTGGGTCAACAGATTGTGTGGGTATGATTAACCAATCCTCACCTCTTGCCTGTCTTTCTACTGCATGTATAAGTTTTTCATGCCCTATGGTAGGAGGATTGAATCTACCATATGCAAATACTACTTTCTTCATTGCTTAGTATCTCCGTTGACCCAGTTCTTTTCTACATTAAAGTTTGCCACACTGAATGATAAACGATCTACTAGTTTTACTGCGGTACTACCTTCTTGTATAGCAACATACCCCTCTGGTGCAGTTATAGTGTATCCATTATCTGTTCTTAAATATGTACCAAATCTTTCACCAGTTTCTAACTTGCGTATGAACATTTCTTTAGCAGATTGCAATGCGGAGTATAAATTTACTGTGCTTTTGAGTGCTTTTTCATGATCTTTTATCATATCTAAACCATCATATAACTTAGCAAGTTTTGCTGCCTTTCCTTTTGGTGTCTTAAGTTTATCTGCTGCTTTCTTTACCTCAGTCTCAAAATAATCTTGAAATTCTTTAAGAAATACTCTATCAGTAGGTAGTTTTTTACCTTCACGTACGTATTTGTTAAAGAATATCTTTAGTCTAGTTCCAATAACTAACTGATCTTTAGATTTTATTTGTTCTGCTACTGTATCCAAGAATGATGATGCGTTTGACAATGATTTGACGCTAGATGTTTTTAATTTATCTAGAGATGTCTTCTCACTTTTAGTCAACAACACATCACTACCTAACTGACCTGTTTCCGCACTCAAAACTAGGACATTTCTACTATCATTTAACTTAGATACATCATATCCAAAGCTAGCAGTCTGACTTGCCATGTCTTTACCACTATATGAGGTGTGAAATACTACCCCTAACTTTGCATTTGCTGCTTTACCATACAATTCATCCTCTTTTGGTATGCAATAGGTTATAGTGTTGGGTTGGAATATAATACAGTCAGTTCCATTAATTTTTTTCTTTACTTTATCATCAGTGTATAGTAAATCTCCTTGTGCTATACCTTCTATACCTAATTCTGGTAGATATTTTAAACAAGTTTTTAATTTACTGGCAAGACCTGGCGAACTACCATGATTGTGGTCTATATCTTCATTAGTAAAGTTGATTTTTGCATTGACATTGAAGATAGATTTAGATCCTACAAAAAATTTATCTGTGCCAGGATATGTGCCACAAAATATAGCAGGTGCACCGTCCCATTTAGTAGTAATTTTAAAATTATTTGACTGTACCCCTGTAAATACTCGTGCTAACTCATCTAGAAACATAAAAGCATCCTTTGCACCTTGTTCTCCGTCTAACAAGATACTATCTTCTAGGTGTTCTAAGTGAGTATTCTTAGACATTAGAATATCTTTGCAAAAGGACCGTATCTTGTACCTTCTTTCTTTGCCATGAATAACATCTCAGTAGAGAAACTATCTAACTTCTTTTTTGATAGTGATAGTATCAAGGACAACCATGTTATCTGCTGTATTTTTGAGTTAGCAGTCCATGGAGCATCTAACATACTAAATTTTAAATTCTCATAGCATTGAACAGGATCTTTTTCTACTGTGTCACAACCTTTTCTTTGTATAGTAGAGATTTTTCTTATGATATCATCCTTCTGTCTCTCTAATTGATCTACATCCATTGGATAAGATGAGTTATCTTTTGTGTAAGATAATCCAAAATTATCTCGCATCGTTGTTATCACCAATTCAACAGTTGCTTTACCTAATCTAGCAGCAGTTGCACCCTTTGCGGTAGGTTCGTATTTTAAATTACTAAAATCTGTAGAGTTGTTTCCTTTTATTTGGAAATCATATGTGCTACTACCACCATCTTGGATAATAAATCTGGTGTCTTGTGAACCCATGACTATAGATCCACCCTTATCTGTTTTTGTACCTAAGTTACATTTACTCATTACGTATGTCAACTGAATGTCCTCCAATCTTTTAAAAAATGCGAGTTCGTGATTGACAAACTCTATTTGTGCGGGTTCTCCTTTGCCAACCTTCTTCAAAGAAATGCCAAAGACCATTGGATCTTTAGCATTTTTATGTGCGTTAAAGAGTTGCCTCATTAAGGATTGAAACTGCTCAAAATTTGGAGATGGTTTATTAACTATTTTTTTAATTTCATCTCTTGCTTTTTGCTCATCTCTAATTAACCATATATCAGCAGGATCCCAGTTGTCTTTACCACCCACACCAAATTTTTGATTGACTACATCACTTATAAACTTCATAAAACCTTTCTCACGATTAAATTCTGTAACATTTCTATTACCAATACCGTTAGAACCTAGTAATGCTTGCTGTTGTTTATAAAAATTCTCTAACCAATCATCATCTACTGTATCTAAACCACCAATATCTTTCCATATCTTATTAATCAACTTCATTGTATAAGTATCTTTTCTAATATCATTTACACTTTTGTATATCTTATTACGTTCTATCCCTGCCTTAAAAATTTCTAGCGATGCAAGTTCCTGCATCTTAGTTATAGTCGCTGCTTG